GGATTGACGCTGAAAATGTGCCAAATTTAAGTAAGCAATATCTAATAAAGGTGGTTTGCTTGCCAAAGTATCAGTTTTTCCCGAATAAACACTGACTAGAGGTACTTCACCTAACGAAAACGCTCCAGAATCAATTAATTCGTAGTCTTTTTCATTTTCTGGGCCATCAAAGTTACCTGCGTAAGCCGTATCCTGTAAATTAATTAAATCCTTTTTAGGTGAAACCTTCCGATAAACACGATATTTTCCTGGTTCGATCACCCTGACTTGATCAAATACCTGTTCTCCAAATTCTCCTGACGGTACAACAGCTTTTTCAGCAATTCTTACTTGAATAATGCTGCCATAATTCACTTCTCGATCTAATCTCCAACCATAAATGTTAGTTGGATCAATCTCTATCCAATATGGCCTTCTATTTTGCGCTCTTTCTTCTGCCAGAGTTAATGCCCCTGTTGGCGCAGGGTAATCAACTAAAATATGACTCTGACCATAAGTCAAAGAACAAATAAGTACCCTTCTTGCATACTCATCTAAATCTGATCCACAACCATCAACATCTTTAGCAAAAATATCAGTCCAATATGGATCACCTATTAAAGTAATAGGTTTCCTCATTATTAAACCTGTCGCTGCTCTAATTAATCGCTGCGTATATGGTGAAAATACTGCTCGATTGACCCTAGATAAATAAGCTTCATAGTCCTCCCGTGGCTCAAGAGGAAGAAAAGCTTCCGAATTATCTCTTAAATATTCAGTCCCATTCGTAACGGCCTTCATAATTTCCCACCCCTTTACCATGTCCATTACTGCACGTGTGCGAGTAAATGGACTATCAGAACCACCTACACTGGTGGAACTGGTAATACTGGTACGAATTGGGCCAGGAACGGAGTACGTCACAAATCTTTCCTTTTGGTAGACAGCCCTAAATTAAGCAGCGTTTGTTATTGCTCCAGATGTTTGGAAACTAACAGAAACAGACTGAAGATCGCCTACAGAAGTACCAAAATCGGCACTTGTAACAATCCCACTAAAGCTCATCTTCTTAGAACCTGAAGTGTCTAGATATAACTCGAATTGAGCATCTCCAGCATCTTCTGTTGTTAAAACATCAGCAAGTAAGTTCGCAGTCTCATTGCCTGATGCTGCTGTATACAAGAAATCAACAGAGCCAGTGCCAGAAATTAAAGAACCAACGTAACTACGTGATGTCGCTCCATGAGCAGTACAATCCAAAGTGTCCTTAGAAACACTAAAGCTCCATCCTGTTGTAGATACAACTGCTTCCGTAGTTCCTGCTGCGTTTTTGAACTTTACGGAACCTTCTTCGCCACGAAAGAAAGCCATGAGTTAAACTGAAATAGACTATTTAACGTAGTCTAACTTGTACTGTCTACTTTTACAGCGTTTTTCTTAGAAGGTTTTGATTTATTATCCATATATTGCTGACATCTAGGATCCCATAAAGCAGCATTCCTCTTTCCCTTCACTGCTTCAATTGCATCTAACTGTTCTTCAGTAAGTGACATGGTTACTTTCCTTTGGATTTTTTAGTAGAAGTCTTTTTTGACTTCTTATTCCCTTTTACTTTAGCTAAATATCCCTCACATCTCTTCGTTCCAGCAGACTTTTTCATCTTCCCCTAGTAAATTCTGTAACCAGTCTGCCCTAAAGTTTCAGGTTTTGCCAAATTGAACTGTTGTAAACATAAATAACCGAAAGCATCAAAAGCATGATCAACACCAAGATTTTTATTAGGTAATCCTGTATTCGGTGCATAAGTCAACGTCCTTAAAGACTTAATTAACTGTTTACATCTTGGGTGAATAAACGTCCTCCTACTACCACTCGCATCTAATAAAGCCGTATTAACAGCAGTAATTTTATCCCTGATCTTCCACGGTGCTTTCGGACTTGAAACATTAAATCCACTCCTCCTTAAAATACTATGATCAGTCGCACCAACTCCACTAGTTTTCCTCGCTCCACCTGTAGGGTCAGGACATGCTATTACTCTACGATCCACCCCATATCTGCGAGTGACTTCTTCTGCAAAGTCCCATGTGGTTGCCCCACCTGTGAGCATGATTTCGTCAAAAACGTATAATTTATCGTCTTTTTTAACAGCGCAGATACCACTCATGGGATCCACGTTAAAGTCAACGCCTAAAAGGATGGGCATTATGGATATGTCCTCTGCTTCAGTGGAGATATTGTTATCACTGAAAGAAACTGCGACAAGCCCCGTGAGATTTTCGAAACTTGCTTCAAATTCTTGACGGAATGTGCGTTCGTCTAATTGGGCACGGGCAGCTTGGACTTCATCTGCTGGTACGTTTCCCCCTTCTATTGTGGTGAAGCTCCAGCGATTCCATTCTTTTGTCGGATCATCTGGGACGTAGCACCATAAGTCGTAGAACCAGCTTGCCGTTCCATCAGGGGTGCTTATGAATAAAGCCCATCCTTGTTTGTCGGCTAGGGCAGGGCGGATGACCTCGAACCAGACTTCGGAATCCATGAAGGCGGCTTCGTCTAGAACTACGCCAGCGAGACTTCGACCACGGAGGGCCATTGCGTTTTCAGTTCCTTTTAGCTCGATCATCGAATCGTTGATGAGTTCGATTTTGAGATCGGTTTCGTTTTTAGATTTAACCCATTCTCTTGGGACGAGCTTCTTTATTTCTTTCCAGGCAATGTCTTTTGCCATTCGGTAGGTTGGGGCGCAATAGAAATAGGTTTCGCCTGGTCGTGCGATGGCTGCTTTTAATAATTCGATACAAGAAAGATATGATTTCCCGAATCTTCGACCTGCTACCAGAACACGGAAACGTTTTTTACTGTTGAATACTTCTCCCTGCGCCCATCTGAGGGATAAAGGTTTTGTTTTTACTGCCATGTAATACAGAATAGCTGGTTTTTGTACCTGTACCTCGTGTTTTTATCGACTATTTATCAGATTGCAGGTTATTATCTTTTTAGTACTACGTTTACGCCCGTGGCTGAAGCGATTTTAGGTGGATTTGATGATTCCTTCGCTCCAAGAGAGGGGAAGGTTTTAAAAGGTAGATCTCATGCTGCTGTTATAAGAGCTAGGAGACAGAGACTTTATAGGAGGCAGTTGGAGGGGCTGACTGTTAGGCAGTTGGTTTTGGATCATGCTTCTAAGGAGAGTGTTTGTGAGAAAACTGCTTGGAGTGATTGGAAGGAAGTTAATACTTGGAACGAGGAGGATTGGCAGAAAGATCGGGACAATATGCTTTCAAGATTGCAGAGTATGAGGGTACAGTTATTTAATAAGGCTGTGAGGAAGGGGCAGCTTCAGACTGCGGCTCAGATATTGGATTCTTTGGGCAAAGTTATCGGGGAAAGTGTGGAGACTGTGAATATCAACGCTCCAGAATTGGCTATCAGGGTTGAAACAAAGGATGAGGAATGAGGTGGTTGCTGGATAAGGTAGGTAGTTTGTTTGTATATAGATCACCCAAGCACCTATCAGGATATTACAGGTTTTTACAACCCCTCCCCTCCCGTCAACTGAGAAGCCTTGCAGGAACTAGATCTCATCTTTCCAAGAAGAAATTAATTGATATTATATTGACAGATATGGATCGCTAGTGTAGTATATACATGTAGTACATAAGAGGTTATTTCTGGATTAATCAGTAGGTTCAGGGGTAATTAATATACCCTTCAAAATTCTCCTACCCTTCCCCTTCCAAAATTTTTCGCCAAAAAAAAAAAATTCACAAAAAAAAATCTGCCCCGAAGGGCAGAATTTCAGATTTCTATTTTTTGAAGATTGGAGGGAGCGTTACAGGCTGCTGGAAAAATTTGACCGTGTGGCGATTGAGATAGGCGAAATCTTCAATCAATAGTCTCAATTCCTCTTTTACAATCTTGTAACGTGCCGCGATATCGTTTGAGTAGTGATTTAGCGGCATTGGATATTCCATCTTATGAGCATTGATTAGCTCATTTTGTAGCATTTGATTTTCCTCAAGTAACAAAAGATAAGCCTCAAGAATTTCGGCTTTTTTGTTTTTGTTGGTGATCATTAGTACAAATGTACTACAGGGATAAATTTGGTCGTCCTGTAGCTCATTTACATTCTTGCATAATTTGTGCTACATTGGTCGAAATGTCAGCAAATCAAAACAATAAGTTTTATTACTTAATGTAACGAATTATTACCAAAAATAAGAATTTTAAAAAATTTACAGTAATTATTGATTATTCCTACTTTTTCCTTCTAATTCCAGTAATAGCGGCAATGAATGAGAGAAATTAAAGGAATATTGAGAGTAAGGAAAGAAAGAGAACAAAAACGCTCCAATTAGGCTATGAAAGGCACATTTAAGCCGATTAAAGCCAATTTGAAGCAATGAAAGGAAAAAAGGCAGTGTTTAGACTGCCTAAATTTCATTTAAGGAAATAATGAGAGTCAATTTCAAAAAATTCTCCTAATTCCATATCACACCATACAGAATCAAAATCTATATGGTCTTTGAAGTCATTAGGAACACTCGAAAGAGTGCCTAAATCATCGTGATAGCACTCTGCAAAGTCTGACCCTGAATCATATTCTCCAAAGTAAACAAGATCTAAATAGAAGTCTAAATCTTGAACACCT